ACTTTAAATCCAGTTTCCGTACCACCAAATGAAAATGAATCACAGGCGAATGGGACTATACCACCGGGGGCAAATACTGCAGCGACCGCTGCACCGGGGATTATTAATGTTCCACCACCAGCTAATGTAAGTGTTAAATCTTCTGTATTAGTAGGAATAACAACTCCCATCATACCTCTAGTTGTTGAAGAAAATGATACTGCTGTACCACTTGTTGCTGTTTTGATTTCTGCTGAAGTAACCGGGGCACCCGATTCTTTTACACTCCAGCTTTGTAGACCTTTTGCCATCTTGTTCTCCTTTTATGCCTTACCGAGCGTAGCATCTCTCATGGGCATATTTTGTTATATTTATCTTACTGCGAAAGGGCCAATAGGAAACGACATTGATATTTTCCTTTTGTTGCTTTCGTTGTCACCTAATTTACCATAAAATTCTTTCATGTAATATTCTTTTTTCTGAATATCTCCCATTTTATCAGCTTCCATTGCTTTTAAATAATCTACTAATGCTAAACTTAACATTCTATTAAGATTCGCATGAGATGTCTCATCTGGGGTTGCATCTTCCAATGGTATTTGAGTAATTGTAACTCTTTCACCTGCGGCTTCAGTAGTAAATGTACCAGTAATAGTAAGTGTATCTTCATCTACCGTTCCACTAGACGATAATGTATAATCACCATCATTACTTGCTGAACCCTGAACCCTAATTTTATCTCCCTGCGCAAATGCTTTACCCGTATCGGCAAAACCATCATTAGAATCACTTATAGTGGCTGCGGGGCCAGGGTCAAACGACATACCAGTACCGCTTGCATATCCAGTTGATGCTTCAAATGATTCAGCTATAAATGGCTCATTAAGAGCTGTGTATTCAATCCTGAGTCCATCAGCAATATTCTCATCTGGGTACATTAACTCATTTTGTTGAGTTTTGAATACACCTGATTGTGTTATTCTTTCACTAGAAGAACCACCTAATAATTTATATAAAAGAAGCTCTCTACCTCTTAAATAAAAAAACCACTCTCTATCTACATAGCTACTCATGGAGAAGTATCTTCAAGTAAGTAATGAGGAGGAGCAATTAGCCGTTTAATTCTCTTATATTTACTATCACTAGTATCTTTTATACTAACATGTTCTAAAGCAATCATATCAGCTGGAAATTTATATACATTATCATCACTATCTACAGACTTAATAATGTCTTGTTTACTGACTTTAACTTTTTCTTTAGAATTTGATTGTATAAGATGAATAGCATCTTTTATATAAGCAATAGCAAGAGTAGTCTCTTTCATATCAGCTCTTTCCATTATTTCTAAAACTGTCATATTATTCCTTATTATTAAGCTACTACGTCTTCAACAATAGCCGATACAGTACACCTAACTGATGTACTACTATTAACAGTAGCAGCTGCCCCAGCTCCTCTAGCTTGTCCAGTCATAATAAAAATATTTTGCATAATTGGCCCAGCTAAATTACCCATCCAAGCTTCACCACTTTTTATTTCAATATTATCCGCAACATTATATCCCGCCGCTGTCCCATCAAAACTAAGATATACACTATTAGTTGTAGGTGTATTAGATATATCACTAGTCCCTGTGTTTTTAACAAATAAAAACCATACTTTATCCGCTGAACAATCTGCTTGAGAACCATCAGTAAAATCTACTAAATTGCCAACTGCCTCATTAGGCCCATTTGTTTGGTCTCCACTAGCACCAACTAAATCAGTTCTATCATCAGATTCTCCGAATAATTCATCACTAGTTGTTGTACATATTACATTAGGTGCATAAAACCATGTATCATCAGCATCCTGTACAGTAAATGTTAGGTCTCCTCCTAATGAACTATTAATATTATGATGTATCGCATCAACAGCGTCCGCATCAGCATCAGCAGCTATTGTTACTATAGGAGTAAACGACACTGCTCCTTGCGCTCTATCTGCCATATTTTATCTCCCTTGTTGTGCGGTTGATTGGCTAGCCATAGCCATACTAATCATTTTAGAATTATTCTTTATATAAGAACTTACTTCTAGCTGAGCCCAATCATAATACTTTTTCCCTTCAGCAGAATAAAAAGACGCAGTTGCAGTTGATGAGCCAACCTTTTGAGCCTCTTGATTAACATCTGCTTGGTATGCAGCTACTTCAGCACTAAACTTTTGCAGTTTAGATGCATATTCTTGATTCTCTTTTTGTAAGAGCAAACTAGCTTCTTGTTGAGCATCAGTAGCATCTATCTGAGATTGTTGCTGAGCTTTCTGAGCATCTATTTGAGCTTGTTGTATAGCTTCTTGTAATTTTGCTTGATATTCTACATTTGCATCATTGAATTCATTTAATCTATTTTGCATAGATTGACTATATGCATTTATATAAGTAGATATTTTTTGTAAAGTTGCACTAGCTAATTCTAAATCTTCTTCACCTTCTATGAGGTGAGTAACAGTAGACCACCATTGGTCAAATTCTATTGCATTACCATTGAAATCATCAATAGTATCTTCAGTATCAAGTTGAGTTATATTACTTAATTCTACTCCATTTGAATCACTAGCTACTGTCGGAGAAGTATATGTTGGAGGAACTCCAATATTAGATAAAGTCGTAGAAGCAACTGTGATTGCTGATATAGTTGGAGTCGATAAATTTGGAGACTCTGGTGATACAGAATTTACTTTAGAAGACCAATCTGTAATCTTACTAGATGCTAATTTAGAAAATTCACTTGAAACAGCATGAAAAATAACTGCATTTCTTAAATCAGAATCATCATCTATTTTAGATGAAGAAACATAAAATATATAACCAGCATTACTTCCGTCAGTAGCTGGGGCTATCTTTACACCATCATTTTGATGCCAGTAAACTGGAAAACTGCTTGTAGCCTTCTTTAGACTTCCAGCAGTAGTAGACCATATTGATTCAGAAAAAGGTATTTCTTTACAACTATATCCACTTCTCTGTACGTCTATTATGGAATCGTTCCTCGTATATGATATTGCACTTCCATCAGTAGATGCCGAAGAAGCAGTCTGTGCAAACTTTAATAAATTCTTTGGTATACTGGCGACTACAAACTTCTGAGCAGAAACAATAAACTGGTCATTTGCATCTGCAACTCCAGTAATGTTCTCTATATCTAATTCTATGTTTGTTGTTGCCATATTAAATCTCTTAGTTTATGTAGGGGGCCGAAGCCCCCCACACATTTTTATCCTTATATTGTGCTATTAATCACAAATTTCAGATTTAAGCTATCGTAAAACCGTTAGCATGTCCAGATTGACCTGAGATGTACCAGTAAGTACCGTCACAAACAAGTTCAACCCAATCACCAATAACATTATCAGTAGCAGCCGTCAAAGTAGTCCCAGCCAGTGTTTCCCATGCAGTTGCTAAAAGGATACCACCTTTTATCAATGAAGTTCCTTCACTGGTTACTATCGTACTTGCAGCTGTTGAATCAGTTACTACGAACTTAAACTTTAGTCCAGCTTTTACAGCAGGTAAAGTAATAGTTCTAGCTACCGTATTCTCCAACATGTATGTTTTACCACTATCCTTCATACCTAAAGTATGCGAAGAAGCGGATGAACTATCCATAGTAAAGATATACGAATCTGATTGATAACTAGCTTTTGCTTTGTTGTTAGTCCCACTACCATCAGCCATGATTCAACTCCTTATCTTGCTACTATTAATGCACAGTCGCCTGGGTCATTAGCAGATGTAGCGTGATATGGTATTGCAACATGCCAAGCAACGCTACTTACAGCAGTTAGCCATATACATTCTCCTGCAACTCCACCAATAGTAGCTGTAGCTGCTACGAATTTCATAGCGTCATAACTAGCAGGTGCTGCGATTGAAACGGCATAAGTCAATTTCTGAGCTACACCTGTTTGGTCATCCGTATCATCACATGATATAGGGATTACACCAAAGAAACAATCAGCATTAGATGCTGTTAGAATGTTACAACCAGATACAGATTCAATTCCAAGAATAATCTTAAAATTTAAACCTGCTTTAGCTGCTGGTAGTGTAATAGCTGAGTCAGCGTCATTATGAAGAATTGTTGAACCACTTTCTGATGCTAATAAAGTTCTAGCTCCAGAACTAACGATTACACCAGCTCTTCCATCATACAACTGACCATCATCTTTGTTTTGTCCATACATAGGATTTGCCATTATAACACCTCCTTATGACCAGTAAGCGTGGGCTTCTGGCATTTGCCATTCCATCCCAGCTTCTGTTTGGATTAAGTCGACCCTGCGGTCAACGCCACTGTTCTCTAAGGTTTGAACACCTACATAGATAGCCGTATCACGATTCAAGCCATTACCAACGAGAGGTCTGTATGCACAGTATCTCATGTTGCAAGCAAGTAATTTAATAGGACTTCCATCTAAGTGAATATTTCGTGCTACATTCATATCACCGAAAGGTGTAGAAATAACACTAATATCAACTCCAAATACCTTCTTTTTAGATGTCAAAGACATATCAGCTCTGAAGTTTGGTGATACTTCAAGGTTGTTACTAAAGTAACCACTTAGTTTATGTAACCAGTTATAAGTAGCAGTATCGCAGAAAAACAACGATGCATTTGCATTATTATAACGTGGGTCTAAGTAATTACTTAAATCATCTAAGAAATCGTCTTGTGTTTTGCTTGCGTGTGTCAAGCTGAACACATTACCATAACTTGAGATGTAGTCAACAGCTCCTTGCGTGTACCATTCATCTCCTGAGTCATACTGAGAACCAAACAGAACACTCTGTTCAATATCCCATTTATGCTCAATCAACTTTTCACGCCAAACACGAGACCATTCATTTGGTTCATACTTAAGCACGGTAGCACGAGTAGTGTTATCCATTGCCATAGATGTTTTCCAAATTTGGGTTCGCCCGTATGCGGTTGAGAAAGGCTGGTCTTTCCATGTCTCAGGATAACCAGAACCTTGTTCATGAGCAGTTCCAATAACGTAAGAACGTATTGGTTCAAGATGACTAGCAATTGAACGGTCATAGACTTCATTAGAACCATTACTGGAACCAGTTTGAAATCCATCATTAGCAGATGAAGCATTGTAAGCAAAAGACGCGACTTCATTTCCACCGCTATCAAATTTTACAATATCACCTTTAATTAGTTTACATTCCATATTATCATCATCAACACCACCGTTTCCAGTAAGGTCTGAAGTTACTACTGATGTTACTTTGATAACATGGTAACCACTTATTGTTGTCCCTGTAGTAGCAGACATAATTGGTACTTTAACTAACTGCCCCGGCATAAAAAACTCTGGACGAGTTCCCGTGCCACCAACTGTTACTTTATCACCACTTTGACCATAAACACTGGACAGATTTCCAGATGATTTATAATCAGTAGCCATATAAAGACCAATTTCATGCCCAACAGCAGATGCTACAGCAGTAGAATCTGAACGTTCTAGTTCCGAATCATGTGGTTCAACTGTCCCATTATCATCGAAAGCTACAATATAAGCATATCGTTTATGAAAGGAAGGTCTCCTTTCTGTGAATTTAAACTCGGGGTCATCTGTAGGTTTCTTCGACAGTTTTGATACCATACGAAAGAAAGGGTCTTGAGTTATTGCTAACTCGGAAACTCTATCTCCGAAGTTATACTTTCGTCTAAGAGCACCAGTGCCGAGGTCGGTTCCTAACCGAGGTTCAGCAGCACCAGCAGCAACATCACCAGTTGACTCGAGTTGAAATAAGTCAGCCATTTTAGCTTCCTCCTTATTTTAAGTTAAGGCACTTAGCTATTATTTAGCCAAATGCCGATTCGAGTTCGGAGTCAATCCCTAAAATAGCATCAAAAACTTGGTCTTCTTCAGTTACTGAAGCAGTACCTGAACTACCAGCCCTAGCGGCTGATTGAGGTTTATTTCTTACCCTTTGCATTTGTTCTTTCATCTCTTGACGAGTTGAATTCGCAACTTGCTTGTCACGGCCGTCTCTATTCTTTAAAAAGTAAATATCATCAAGAGTTAGTTTTCTTGATTTACTATAATCAATAAACTGACTCCATTCTTCATCCGACATATTATGTTGCTCTTTAAATGAACGTTCTGCACTTTGAGTCTCAGCAACCTTCTGCTGATTCTGCGCAAATCCAGATAGTTTTCTTTGTACTGCACCATCAATAACCGATTGAAGCACTTTCGCTGAACTAGAGTCGCCATCACTGACAGCTTCGTCTGGGTCAAATATAAAATCCTCATCAAGTCCAAGTTGTTCCTTGACACTTTTTGGGGGTTTTCCACCACCCTCAAAATAATCTCTCACATGAGAAATTAAATTAGGGTCTTGCTTCATTGCATTGAGAATAGGTACATAAGGTTCAAGTTCTTTTAGCTCTGTATTTAATTTTCGGGCTTCTACGCTTGAATCAGCATACCTTTTTTCCCAATTATGCTCTCCATCCGAATCTTCTATAGGGCTCATTTCTGAGGTTGCCTGAGATTCTGATTGTTGAACATTTCCAGCTGTGGTCTCTTCTGGCTCCAGTATCCCTTCATTCACCTTTCGGTCAAGAGCTTCAAAAAAATCGTCAGCACTAGGACTTGCACTCTCTTCAGGGCTCTCTACAAATACATCTGTATCAAGGTTGTCTGTTGTAGTTTCAGTCATAATTACTCCTTAATTTATGATATAAACTATAAATAAGTAAACTATTTTATTGCTTGCTTTTTCTTAGCGTCAGCAACCGCTAAACCTAGTTCTTTTATTTTTGTAGTTGTATCACTTTTTAGTTTGTTCCTCAGCATGCTTTGTGCAGCTTCGGTTTCAAGTAAATCTTTTTGTATTTTCATATCAGCGTTTTGTACTTTGCTCTGTATTCCAGATTGTACAAGTTGTCTCTCAAGAGTTTCAATAGTTCCTTCTCTATCAGTGACTATACCACCAAGTTCTTCGAGTTGATTTCTAAGTTGCATATATACACTCTTTCTCTTAATAATTGATTCTTTATTTCTAATATCTGTTTCAGCTATCATAGCTATATCGTCAATAAGACCAGATTGATACCATTTAAAATATTCTTCTAATAATGCCCATCTATTTAATGGTAGAGTAGAACCTCCAACAATTCTTATATCAAAATTAGAAGCTGAATAATCGTTCCATTTTTCTATAGCTTCTCCAAAATCATTAAATATAGGTACATTAATCTCCACTGACTTCTCTTCATTTATATTGTTTGGCTGTACAATTCTAAATACTTTATGAGCTTGATATGTATCTTGCGCAAAATCTTTAAAAATCTTTCCTAAGTGTTCAAGTGAAGGTTCTATAATATTCTGCATCCAAGCTTTAATTCTTCTTGTCCCATATTCATCCATAGCAAGTAACCCACGATATGTCTCAGGTGAAGAACCAGTATCCCCTTGCATGGAAGAATAAATACCTGAAGTATATTCCATATCTCTTTTAGCATTTTCAGTAATGCCATAAAAAGCTGAATTTAATGGTAATGGCTGGACAGGTTGTGGTGGTGCAAAACCTTGTCTGTACTTTAACAAAGCACCGGGGGATGATGAGTATTTCTCCCATTCTTCTTCAGGAACAGAACCTTCTTCATACATCCATCTTAAATTAGAAGCTAAATTAGCATTATGAATCATAATCTGATGAGCTTTATTTAATTCTCTTTGCTTACCTACTAATGGAGATACAGCTCCTAATGCATATGGAGTTCCTGTATGTTGATATACAAATGGAACTATTGGGTACTCTTTAACTTGTAGAATACTTTCATATAAAATTTTATCACCAACAACTATACAAAGCTTAATTCTATTTTCATAAAATTTTACTGCATCAACAATATTAACTATTAAGTTTTCATCTTCTTTCATTAAGTTGTATTCAAATTCTGTTACAACTCTGTTCTCAACTCTTGTCCTTGATTCTTCCATCTGACTTAATAAAACAATCTTTCTTTGTTGTATTTCATCATTCATAGATTTTTGAGCTTTTTCTATTTCAAGAAGAGCTCTTTCTTCTATCATTTCACCTTTCTGAACGGCCTCTGCTAATTGCAGTTTTTGTTCTTCTAACTGAACTGCCATCTCTTTTTTAAGACTTGATAAAGTTTCTTCTACTTGCTTTTGTATTTCTTGCATCTCTTGTGGAGAAGGAGGCATATTTACAAATAGATTCATATAAGCAATTTTTTCTTTAAAGTATGATTCGTAGTAATCTATAATTTCATCATCATCACCATCTTTAGTGTATGCTGAACTTCTGACATCTGCATTAAATATGATTTCACTATCAACCATATCTCTCTGACTATAATTATTATTTGAGAGATTACTTGGATTTGCTTTTTTAATTTTTCTTTTATCATCTGGGAACAATCTCATTAATTGTTCTTTAGGCATATCTTTTTTAACAATTATATAACTAGCATCCCTAAATAAAAAGTCTCTTGACGTTGGGTCAACATAAACATCGAATGGATTTACTGAATTAAATACAACTTCTCCCATACCTCTATCTTGGTCAGGGTCAACATCTACCTGCATATACCCTATCCCTTTTACAAGAGCGTCTTGTATTACACTTGAATAGATACTATTCCCATTTGAATTATACCAGCAATAATCAGCTATATCAGAATGAAGAGCAGCTACATCTGAATCACTTCCTTCAGAACCAACTGCCTGCCATCTTGGATTGTTAGCTGTGGCAAAGAATTTCATCATTTCAATAACGGGAGTTATTCTATTAATAACAAAATCAGGCATACCACCAGATTGTAAATCTTCTTTTTCGCTAGCAGTTAACTGGTCACCTAAAAAGAACTCATAACTCTTTTGAGAATCAGTTTCCCACTTTTGTCTTTCTGTTGAATTTGACTTCCTGAAAAGGTCGACAATATTATCTACTAATTTTTTTGACTGTCTTGCCATTAATCTCTAATCTCTACATGTACTAAGTCATCGAAGTTGTTATCTTTAATTTCCCCATCAGAGTCCCAGTCGCCACCCCAGCGGATATTAACATTCATTTGTTTACCGATACCTCTAATCATACCGCCCATATAATGAAATCTTTCTCTATCGTCCCAATCTACGGGATAAGGGGCTAAGTCAACAGCTTTCCCTTCCATATGCCTTGAATATTTAACCTTCGTTGCTCCTTTTTCAAGGAGCTCAGCTTGTCTTTCTTTACTCCGAAGTCCTTCAATAATGGTAACATCCATAATCTTTATAAGCTCATTAAGGACATTTACTAATTTAACATTAACTCCTTTTAATCTTTCTTTCGAGCGTCTACCGAATCGAGGCATTACTTCTTCCTCTGAGAATAAAGTACATTAAGTTTTTTTGGAACAAATGGTTTTATTTTAGGCATAAATGATTGCCAATATGAATGTTTCGGGCCTCCAACATCTACTTCAGTAGAACCAACTTTAGCTCTTGTTTCAAGTGATGACTTGCCCATGCTTTTAGGATTTTCAATTCTGTGTGTACTTTTACTTGCCATTTATGCTACTACCCAATTTTTTGCTTTCTTTATAGTCTTAAACCACTTTTTCTCTTTATTTTTACTATAATTTGGCGGAAAAGCGTGAATTAATGCGTAATAAAGGCTCTCTATTGTGTCATCGTGACTCATTTTGGGGCCGAAAGTAACAATTTCGTTGATTAAATCAAACATATTTTTCCGAATATGTACCGTTCCCATGCTAAAACGTGCCGAAAGTCCACTATATATACGATTTCTCTTTTGCTGACCACCGGGTTTCTCTGGAATGACTGAAATATGGTACTTGTTTTTAAGTCTTCTTTCTTCATTCAATGCTTGGAAGATACTTCTATTCATTGCTACATCTTCTACAGTTGATGAAGTGCAGTTATATTTCTCATGGAGTTCTATTATATAATCTACTACTCCTTTTTTCCCTACTATATCTCCTGTGGAGGGGTCTTTACTTCCAATAGTGGGTATGCTTCTATGTCTTTCGTATTCTAAAACATATGCATTATTATTTGAATCTACAGCGACTACCATTATAACACTAAAGTCAGAATGTTTAGTATCAATATCTGTAGCTGGGTCACATCCTATAAACACATTTACTGGTATTTCCTCATTGTTAATTATTAAATAATTCATATCACCTTCAGTTTTAAAGTACCCATCCCAGTATATGATATGTTTTCTTGTCCATACTGCATCTTCCTCACTCATTACTTCCATCATATATTCTTGAAAGAATTTCTGTGGTTGTCCTGAATCAGAATAAAACTTCTTTTTTTCCTCAAGCTTTTTCTTATTAAAAAATGATTCCCAAAGAGGTGCCCCTTCGTCTGTAATAGCTTTATATGTAATTACTCTCCAAGCAAATTTTCTTTTATCTTCTTTAGCTTTTGCATGATTTGTAAGAAGATTATTAATAAAAGAATCATAATGTACAGGAGTACCATTAACACGAAGCCTACCAGTGTGGGGCTCAAGAGCAGGATATACCACAGCGGTAACCAGATTTGCGTTCTTATCTCTCGCCTCTGGTGTAATGGTATTTGCTTCATGTTCAAAATCATCAAGTACGATGAGGTCGTATCTTTTGTGGAGCTTTGCTCCTCCACGAATCCCAGCGACATTACTCTTGGAAATGAGTTTGCACCCGTTTGATAACTCAATATCTTCTTCTGTCCATTTTCTTCCTTTCAGATTACCAAAATAATATTTTATTCTATCATTGTTTTCTAAATGATGTTTGATATAATCCATATTCCCAACACTAAGCTTTTGTGTAGCAGAAACCCAAGCATAAAATAAGAAATCACTTTTATCTTTACAGAAAACAAAATCCTTTATAATTGATGCTTTTGTTAAGACAGTTTTTCCATGACCACGAGGTATAATGATTGCAAGTTGTTTTACGTTTCTGTCATCTATGGCATCAGACATTTCATAATGGAAGAAAGGAGTTTCACTGCGCATGAAGTCATCTGGCAAGAATAGCTTACCAAATGATATTAGGTCTTTGTGGGCTAGCCGGAGAGCTTCTTCAGCTTTCGTTATGTTCTGGCTGTTTATATTTGCCATCTAAAAACTCTTTAAATTTATCTTCATTATCTTCCATTTCGATATAATCATTGAATACTACTTCAAACCTTCTGAATCTTTCAGACATAAAATAGATAGTTTTTTCTATATCTTCTATACTTCTTCTTAAATCATGTTTGCTATATGTCTTTTTTTTCTTCATTTAGTTTATATTTTTTTAAAATATCCTTGTCAACTGTGCGATTTATCATACATTCATTCAAAAATTCCCGTAACATTTCACCGCCTTTAAACTGTGGTGGTGGATATATGTTATCTTCATTTTCGCAAAAAATAACACATATTTTAGCAAGTTCTTTATATGTCATTTGATGATTATTCACAAATATAACTTTATCCTTTGGGTGCTTTTTCCCCCTTTTTGCTTTTATCATTTCTTAAATACTTTTTTCTTTTCACCATGATATTCATATGCATGACCATTTATTTTTAACAAGTCATTCAAACTACTTTCTTCTCCCTTGATGAATATCTCACCAAGAACCCTTCCATACTTGCCAGTACCATGAGACTTTAAAGTAAATTTACCATCATCTGAATGCTCTAGCTTATCTTTAGTATATGCTTTAGCTTCTAGCCCCTTTACTTTTTCTTCTTTATTTCTGGTTCTTGATTCCCAAGTATCGACACCCATAAACCTTATACGCTTCTTTACAAAGGTATTGAATCCTAAATCTATCAAAGCATCGCAAGTGTCTCCATCTACGACTCTGTCTAACTTAGCATTATATACGAATTTATCTAATTTTCCCAACAGTGGATACCATCTTTTTTAAATTCTATCGTAGTCCAACCAGTTCTTACAATAGGGAAGAAAGAATATCTAGCATAATCAGCGTATCTAAGAAACGAACCCCCTCTTATATACCACCTGCGTCTTAATTCTTCTGTATTGTCATCACCTATAACTAGACTATCCATAGGTTTTACATATAGTTGATGATTATGACCTAAGAAGAATACATCTCCTTCACTATATACAGCAGCCATTCTATCTAATTCTAAATCCCCATTCTTTCCACCTGCTTTCCCATGACCTGAAACAAGGTTATAAGAAGAACCATTTACTTTTACTCTTGTATAACCGGGCATTCTATAGTATGGGACTCCTAATTCTTTTGCTAATACTTTACATACATCGAAATCCAGAATATTAAAAGAACGTAAGTAATCATGGTTGCCACCTCTAATAAACAAACATTTATCTTTTATTGGCTCTACTAATCTTACAAATTCTAAGTATTGTTCTTCTGGTGGTATATCTTGACCTCTTTGATTAATTTTATAATGAGGAGGAATTAACTCTAATAAATCACCATTACCAAACCATTTAGCATCATCATCTTCTGCAATAATTTTAACAGCTTCTTCAAACTTTTTAAAGTCATGTTCCACTGCTCCGACATGCACATCAGTAAGTCCATGTATTCTTATCTCTTTTTTTGCAGATACTTCTAATATATCACCCGGCTCTACATATTTTAACTTGTGTAAAACATTAACATCAACCTGTATAGAAAAATATCTACTACAATCAACACATTTAAACTCTTGAGTCCTATTACCAGTTGCTAATATCTTAACGCCATTTTTGTGTGTCTTTAATGAATTACATTTAGGGCATCTCATTGGGAGTATCTCCATTTAATTTTTTTTGTCCTTTTGAAGCTCCTTCTAACTCTTCTTGTGAAAATCCCTGAAATACCCCAAGAAGACCTGTCTCTCTCTGTTTGATTACAGTACCTGATGTACCTACAATCTTACCTAGCTCTTTTGTAGACTGTAAAATTATATTGTCATCTTCGCTGTAATCAGCAAGGTTCTTCAATTTGTTTAAGACGTACTTATGGTCAACCCCCATTTCTTTAGCTACGTCTAATACCGACTTTTCTATCTCTTTCATTACTCTCTCCTGTTTTAGTAGTATTGTTGCCTTTTTACTTGCTTTTTGGTCTGACATTTCTTTATACGCATTTTTGTAAGCTTCTACTGCACCCATCCCCACTACAACATTAGTAGCAAAATGCTTTTCTTTGTTAGTTACTTTAGTTCTTTCAGTGACTCTCTGACTTGCGTTTTTGATAGTTTTGCTAAAAGTGTACCTATTACTATGGGAACTAAAGTCAGTATCCATTTTAGTATTAGGTCTATTAATGAAACTACCCACTATAGTCCTTACCCAACCTTTAGCAAACTTGTAATTTTTCCTGTCATTATGATGGTTTACCTGTTTAGCCACTTTCAGCAACTGGATTATCCTATCATCATCACTATATACCCAATCACCTTCATCAGCAATTTTCCAGTCTGGATGAACTACTGTATTAGGATGATGCTCTTTAAACTCATCTATATCATCATAGACATAATGAGTTATATTTTTAATTTTCCTCTTTTCCAACTCTATCTCTTTCTCTCAATGCGTATAAATCACTTAACTGCATTACTAAGTTATCTATTAACTCGTTCACTTCTTCTGGGATTAAGAACACTTTATCATCTATTTCTATAGCTTGGTATTTCTTACAGAGAGCTTCAAGTATCTGACTTTGATGCTCAACCGGGAGATTAGATAATTCTTTTAATTCTTTCGCCATAAATTTTACACATTATTATTTAATAATCCCTGACCCTACCACCCTTGAATTTAGACTATATGTCAAGCTATACAAAGAGTTTATTTGACCAAGTTCTTTTGAGAAAAAAATGTAGGATTTTGAAATAGATACATATTCATCCCGTAAACCTTTAAAGCGGATTATGAGAATCCGATTTTAAGTTAACGATAAATAAACATGGAGGCCTTACAATGGCTAAAACTATCACTACTACAGTACCAATCTCTACAGACGAAGGACAGAAAATCGTCACTCTCGAAGCAAAGGTTTCAAGTGAGACCATTACTCATGAAGGTACTGAATACTTCTTGGTCAAGCATACTGGTTCAGGTCATCAGTACTTAGCCGAGCAATCGGTCGTAGACAGTATTGAGAACTCTGAACTTGACCAACAAATGAATGACTTGGCAACTGAAGAAGGAATGTAAGCATGAAGGGGGGG